TAGCACTTGAAAATTATCATTTAATTTTCTTAGCGAATTACCTAAAAATTCATTCTCAGTAATAGTCTGTATAGGTCTACTGCAAGGCGTCTCCATTATACTTTATTTATCTTAATATACTGGAGAAAACCATTGCATGTTCCTTTATACCTATATAGTATTTTCTTTGTTAATATGAATATATTTGTTACTGATAACGACCCCATTGTTTCTGCAAGAGAGCTTTGTGACCAGCACTGCCGATCTAAAATGATGATTGAATCTGCAATCATGTTGCAAAATTGTTTTACAAACGAACAACTTTCAGACCCTCTGTGTCCTCGTACAAAGACTGGTAAGGTTAGAAAAGCTGGTAAAGGGTATGCAAAACATCAATGTACTTTGTGGGTGAAAGAGTCTAGAGAAAATTATATGTGGCTCGTTAATCATGCTTTAGAGATGTTTAACGAAAGACGTTATAGATGGCCAGACTCTGCAGATCACTTCACAGAAACATTTATTAATTGGTGTAAAGATAATAAAGATAAAACTACCCATACAAGTAACGAACAAACGACATTCACAGTAGCTATAAGTCCAGATAGTACATGTAGAATGGCAGTTGAAGGTTTCGGTAATCTTTCAGTTATAGAGCAATATAGAGCATATATTAAACACGATAAATCTTTTGCTACATGGACAACAAGATCTAAACCCTCTTGGTATTAAAAAAGACCAAAAAAAAAAGCCCTGGCGAACCAGGGCTTTTTAATGAGTTTGTTACTACTACTCTTAGAGGTAGACAGCAGCGTTTCCAGGTTGGAACGATGTGCCGAGACCCTTACAGATCAAGAGATGGTAGTAGAGATTCGCGCCGAAAATGTGATCAACGACACCATATCTGGTCAAGAGACCAACACGTGGTGAGAAGTCATTCGGAGCAATTGTTCTCTGAACCATAACAGGAATGTATGGGCAGTAAACGATACCTGTATCGTAGTATTCAGTGCCTTTGTAACCAAGCAACGCGTAGTCGAGCTGAGTTGTACGAGCACCAGGTGCGCCTGTGTAACCAGTGTAACCAGTGTTACCCATGTTCTGAGCTTCTGTACGAGTGTCGCGATAGACTTGGAAACGTCCACCGACGGAACCAACTTTAGCGATACCAGTAGGAGCTGTGTTAACATTACCAGCAACAGGCATCCAGGAGAAGTTAGGAAGCGACTCGAGGATAGCGCAAATGCGAGGTGTAGCAATGATGAAGTTAGCGGCACCACGGCGGTTGCGAACAGCAACGCGGTTGGCTTCAACGATGACTCTGTTGTAGAAGTCACGAGCGCGCTCACCAGACCAGCGACCGTCAGCCGAAGTGGCATCCCAGATCGAATAACCTGTTCCTTTACCAGCGTTCAAGCAGGTTTGGAGCATGCGAGCAATCATTTCACGGTCGATTTCGGCCTGAATTTCATACGACATAGCGTTTGTTAATTCAGAATCAACGTCGATACCGTTCATGTTACGAAGATCTTGCTCGAGCTCAACCGACCATTTAGCAGCGAGACGGCGTGTACCGGCTTCAACAGCTGTTTTACTGAATTCGATTGTGAGCTGAGGGATCTTAGAGGTGAGCTCGAACTGACTGATGAGGGCAGCAACGCCACCGTCTTCGAGAGCGAGTTCAAAATCAGAACCAACACCTAAACCACTGAGCTGAGCACTAGAAGCACCAGTGAAAGCTGTGTTGAGGTACTGATAACCGATTTCTTTACCTTGTGAACCATAAGCGGCGATTGAACCACTTGGTAAGGACGGGTTACCGTCTGCTTTGGTCGAATAACCAAGAGCTGTGTCTTCGTATTTATAACGAAGAGCGAAGGCGAGACCAACAGGGCCAGTCATAGGCTGTACACCAACGATCTCATTTGTGATGAGCTCGGGGAATGTACGACGAATCATGGGGATAAGAACCTTCGGGAGACGCGCGTCATTTTGTGCGTACGTATCACCGTTAGGGATTGTACCAGGGTTTGGTGCATATGCTTGACTACCAAAAACGCCACCAGAAGCTGTATTGTTAGCCTCAAAGCACCATTTTTCTTGGTTTTCCAATAAGATCGCAGTGCTTAAGCGTGTGTGGTCGTTAGTGATGGGGGAAACCTTCTCGGATGTATAATCCAAAACTGGAGCCCATTTTTCGACCAAAGCTTCGGCACTCGACTTGTCGATGTGTAGAAGTGTATTTTTTTCCATATATTTTAATTAGTTTTTCTCTATTAAGTTGTTTAGTTATGCGTGTAAGATTATCTATAGAGAGGAGAGCTATCTCCACGCTTCATTACGCTCAGGTAATCACCAACTAAATTTGAGTCAGACTCAGTAATAGTAGGTGCAACCTCATTTTCTAAAGGTTCGTCAACTACTGGGCGATCTGTTGATTCAACAATTCTGCGAGTTACGTTTTCTTCTTTAGATGTTTCAACCTTTTCAGAAAGCTCTCTCTCATGCATGTCAACGACATACTGAAAGTTCTCTTGAATGTATTCAGCAGATTTACCTTTGAGTAGTTTAGAGACATACTTCTTTGCAGAAGTAGGTAACTCTTTTGTTTTTTGCTCAAGTAGAAGATTTGCTTCTACTTCATTTAATTTGTGGTTAAGCTCAGTGTTGGTAGAAATAGCTTCATTTAATTCTTTTTTAAGAGAATCAATGATCTTTTTACCATCTTGAAGAGCTTCTTTAACCTCACCATCAATATAACTTTCATCAATAGCAACTAAGTTACGAATTGCATCGAGAGTCTTCTTTGCTTGAATGTTATTAACGGCTTCGGAAATTTGTTCAGTAGGTACTGTCTTTGTAAGATAAAGATCGAGATAGTTAGAAACTTCACTAACCATGTTATCGCGGAATTCTTTAGCTTCTGTTACTAAAGCGTTCTCGTACTTGTTGATAACTTGTTGTAGCATCTCTGTGTGAGATTCATCGATCTTTTTAAGAACTTTTTGAAGCTTAGCTGTATGATCTGTATCAATAGCTTCAATTAACTTCTGAAGCTTAGCTGTATGATCAGCGTCGATAGATTCAACAAGCTTCTGAAGTTTTTCAGAATGATCTTCATCGACTTTTAAGAGAGCAGCCTCAACTTCGAGATTAATTTTTTCTTGAAGCTTTTCATTTTGCTCAGTGAGCTTTTCTTCGGAAATTTGCTCAGCTTTTTGAGTTGCTTTCTCGTTAACAGCCTGCTCAAAGGCCTCATAAACGGTTGTTAATGTTTCCTCGGTAACGAGGTCTTTGAATTGTTCTTTAAGAATTTCTTTGAAGTTCATAGTTGTAAATATTATTTATTCTGCCCGGCTGTATTTTTCTGTACAGCTTCGCGTACACGGTTTTTTAATTTTTCAGTAACAACCTTTTCGAGAAGATTGTTTGCGTCAGCAAACTCTTTATTAGAAAGTTTACCGACAAACTGTGCTATTAATTTGTTTTCGGTTTTTGTCATAAATTAAAGTCCTTTTATTGTTTGGATGAATTTGAGAAGAGACTCTCTAAGAAAGCTGTCTTTATCATGCTTAGGTAAAACTTCAGCAGCTTTATCAAGATCATTATAAGCATTACTGATACATTCAAAAATTCTACCGTCAGAGCCTAATACCCATTCTCTGGATTCCATTACAGATTCAAGCATAGCGTCTTTAACAGAAGGTTGATGAACAACGTCTAAGCAGATTAAGTGAAAATTTGATACATGTTTTGCGTCTGAGCTTTCAGCTATATTACCAAGACCTCTAGTTGAAATACCCATTTGCACGCTATCCTTAATTAAAGACTGTAAAAGCTTACCCATAGGGGTATTAAGAACTTGAGACTTGCCTACAAAATAATTACCTTGCTGTTTTAGCTCTGTAACCATATGACAAGCATTAACCGGGTTAACTTCAATAGATTGAGGGTGGTTCATTTCACCAATAGCGCGTCTTGTTCTAATCATATCAGAAGTATAACGATTAACTTCTTTTACCATCTCATCTAATTTGTATACTCTACCGTTTTGATTTTTCTTTTCAGCCATCATAAACGGTCCAGTAATGAAAATCTTTTGATCTTCATTGGCGTTTTTTTCAACGATTAGGGTGTCGAGGCCTTCATGACACTCTTCAACTAAAAATTTTAATCCCATAGTGTAAATTATTTATGCTAACTGACTGAACTTTCTAGTAAGAATAGAATAAATACTTTAGCTATGTTTACATTACTACTAGGAACCACCGCATTATTAGTAGCAGGTTGTGCTGCTTATTTCTCAGTGTTAGGTATCGCCACCCTCTTTATGGGCAGCTATTACCAAGTAATGGTAATGGCTGGGTCTTTAGAGATCGGGAAACTTGTCGCTACATCATATCTTTATAGATACTGGAAAAAAACTACATTTATATTAAAGTGCTATTTGATGGTAGCTGTATTAACCCTTATGGGTATAACTTCACTCGGTGTATTTGGCTATCTATCTGCTGCCTATCAGGTTAGTGCATCAAAGAGTGGGCATTTAGAAGAACAAATAGCTGTTGTTGAACAACAAAAACAAACTGTCTTAAAAGAGATTGAGCAAAACAATCAAAGAATTAATCTCTTAAACGAGGTTAGAGCTGCTCAAGAAAAAAGAGTACAAGAAGCTGGTAACTATAAAGCCCCAAGAGAGCAAGCATATGCAGCTATTGATAAAGCTAACGAAGAGATTAAAACTCTCACAGCTCGTACCCAGGAGCTTAATAACGGTTTAATCGAGAACGATAAAAAAATAGGAGATATTAAACTAGAAACATTAAAGAACAAAGATATTGGTACTTTTAAGTTTATTGCTCAAATTTTAGGTGTAGAGCTTGACACCGCTGTAAAATGGTTTATTCTTATTATTGTTTTAGTTTTTGACCCTTTAGCGGTCTCTTTAGTCTTAGCTTTTAACGTTGCAACAAAAGGTTCTGTTTTAAAAGAAACAACAGAACAATTACCTCAAGTCGTTGAAACAGTGAGTGAGCCTATTGCTGAAACTGTAACAGAAGAGAAGCAAGAAGAAGTAACAGCAGCTCCTATTAACAAAATACATGTAACTGGTAAGTTACGTTAATTGTTTTCATTCAATATTTGCATAACAATCCGTGCGAACCCGTTAGTTTCGTTCGCACGGATTGCGCGCATTTGAGATACAGCGCGTTTGTAAGACATAGGTTTCTTACTAAAGCATTTACCGGTAGGTTTACAAACTTTATAACCTTTACCTTTTTTCTTTATTTTATACGGCACGTTTTATAGAAGTATTTTTTGTGCGCTATAAGTCACAGTGTTAGGAAAATTTTCGGAAACAAAAGCGACTCTAATACCTCTAGGTTTACCGTTTAAGGCCCAACCGTACAACCAGTTAGCTGTATTTTTATCTATTTTATCCATGCCTTCGTAAATATAAACTCCAGGTTCTGTTGGCGGTCTTTGTATTTCCCAAAGAGACATTTGAGAAACATCATACACTTTATTAATAGGTAAACTTGCTTTTGTAAATTCAACCGTCTTGTAAAATTTAATTTTACTTTCTATTAAAAGTACGTTATTAGCTATTTTTTCGTGACAAAGATCTAAAGTCTTTTTTATAGCGTTTTTAACATTTTCCATATTTGTATTTAGTCTCTATTTAGAAATTCCTAATTCTCTTTCAGTTAAAATAACAAATTGATGTCCTTTTTTCTTAGCCCATTGGGTAGCGCTTTCCCATTTTGCACGATTTTTCACATATTCAGCTTGACGTCTTAAAAGAGATTTTGTGTTACGAGTAGGCTTTGGAGGCTGGGTTTGTATAAGTGGTTTTATTTCTATAAGGTATTTGTTTATGTTACCGTGTTTATCTTTTAAAGTAATATTGTTGTCTACGAAATAACGTGACACTCTACCTGTTAATGGGTTAGCGTATGGTATTATAATTGATTCAGATCCCCAATTCAGCACAGCTGGGTTACTATCACACCAACGCATAAATTTCAGCTCAAATGAGCTACGGTATAGTATAGGCAAAGTACCTTTATATTTTTCAGGGTATTTAGGTTTAAAAATACCTTGCTTAAATTGAGATGTTCTCTTTTTTTTCATTCTAACTTACCCAAGAAAGAACATAGGTGGATTGTTATCAATATAACTATTCATTAATTCTTTTTCGAGCTCATCTTTCTCTTTGAGACCTTGTTGCATGAAGTCATCAGCATTAATAGTACCCCCACCCATAAGAGCAGTACCTTTTATCTTACCTCTTACATGCGCTACTGCTATCTTAGTTAAAGCAAGGGTATACTTAAAAACCCATCTTTCAGATATTGTGTCTTTTATAGGTCTCTCAAGGTAACAACCCACTATACCGTAATAACTTTGCTCTGGTATTGGTTCAGGTATAATACGAAGTACTTGAGTTCTATTATCAAATCTAAAATGCGGTGTCATCGCCAACACTTTAGTTCTTAAATCAATAAACTGCTTTAAAACCTCCCAGGTAGTTAAATCATAACCGAAACTACCAAGCATATAACTCGAGTATATTTGCTGAGAGAGTGCTTGCTCTAAAGTAAATAGAGTGTTTATGCCTGTCGATTCACCGTAATTAAACGAAAAACAATCAACAACTTTTCTATAAGAGGCTAGATCGTAATCATAAGAAGCAGATAAACCAGCTGTTTGACTGTTGTACATTTCTGGGGTTGTGTTCACCATTGTACCTACATCTAAACCTATGCCTCTTTTATAAAGTCTAGAATCAAACACTAAATACTCTTCAGTATGCCCTGCCCATTTTGTGAAATACTCTATAGCATCAGTTATATTGTCATATAATTGCTCATCTGAAATTTCAATATTCACTAACGGATGACCAAGCTGTCTTTTTACTCGTAATGCTAAAGTGTCATACGTAGTAATTTGTGGATTGAGGGTAGTTCCCCCTCTGTAGTTAGCAGGTAATACGGGCATATTTATATTTATGGTGTTTACCTGTACCTAAATTACAGTATTATACTGTTGGTGTAGCAGGTGATGCTTCTCCGCCAGCGGGAGGCGCTTCAGGAGCTGCAGCGCCCGTCTCTGGGCCTCCGCCAGCTTCAGGTGCTTCACCGCCGAACTCTGGTATATTTTCAGCTCCAGGTGCACCTGCTGAACCTTCCCCACCTAAAGCACTCATAGGTGCGCCGCCACCACCACTCGGGCCAGTCTCTCCACCCTCTCCACCACCTAATTGCGCTTGAGCAAGTTCTCTAAAGTTAGGACCTGCTCCTTCAATTTGTGCTAACTCCCACTTGAGTGCAGCATCTTTTTTCTGCCACTCTCTATTCTCTTTCATGAGCTCATCTGTCCAACCTAAGAAATATTTTTGTGCGTAAGAAGGAGCGATTGTGTTAGTGTTTAATGCATTCTGATAGTTAGTAAATTTTAATTCTAGAATTTCTTGCTCCCTCATAGCCATGAAGGATGTAGGTACATTGAAATCAATATTTATAAAACGCTCTCTTAGTTTGTACTGCTTGTAAAGACCTTTTAACTTTAAATGAGCGATAAAAGATTCTTTTATACCTATAGCAAATTGCCGTTGTATACGAATAATAAATCTTGCAAAACGTAATTCTTCTCGAGTGATTTCTTTCCCATCTTTAAACGGACTATCTGCTACCATGAACCTACCGATCGGTACACTTAACGAATTATATAGTTTTTTAAGAAAATAATCTAACTCTTTTATTTCTCCTAGATTACCACCTGATGGCATTGTTTCAACATCTGTACCGTTACCTTGTGCATCTCTTGTGAACCAATAAGCATCAAGCATAGATTGCGGATCATAAACATTAGTTGTTCTACCTCCAGAGCCTTGCTGAGTGTCGTAATTCTTTTTAGTCCAATGTGCCTGCATCATGCGTTTAAGAAACGCTTCTGCTTTAGGGGCAGGCATTGAACCAGTGTACACTTTAAACTTAAGTCTTTCTGGCGCTCTTACAAGACGATATATAACAACAGAATCTTCAATTAAAGATAATAACCTGTAAGCTCTTTTTGCATTTTCTATAAAAGGTAACCTTAATGTTTTAAATTCATTCCAAATACCAGAGTGTATGTATGTTACTTGAGATTGCTGTAAAAAGAATATTTCTTCTTGGTCTTTTTTATTAATTGTTGTAGAAGGTCCTTGTGTAGGCTTTCTCATTAAAAAGCCTTTTACATTTTCATTTTGTACGTTGTTATAAACTGGGTTAACAAGCTCTGTAGGTAAATTTATAAGACCAATTACCCCGTATTCAGGGTGCTTTGAATCGATAATATTTTCAAAAAATAATTCACCGTCTACTAAAAATTGTCTGAAATAATCCCAGCCTTTATTCTCAATGTCAAAAATATTAATGAATTTTTTAAATTCTTTTTCTACAGTATTTTTAACTTCCTTAGGGTACTCTCCACGGAGATTACATCTTACTATTTCATCATTCTCATCTTTAACTAAACATTCATCTGCTATTTCATTTATACAGTCAGATAATTCTGCATAAGCAGCCATTCTTCGATAATCTTGCAAACGTCTAAACTTATCTTTATCAATATTTGCGTAAACAAAATTTTGATAATCTTTATTAATAAGAAGAGAACCTGGGGCTCCTACCCCACCCTCTTGTTGAGGGGCCATCTCTTGTTGTAAAAACACAGACTCGTCTTGTATATACTCGTCTCTTCGCGGGGTTACGTTCTTAAAGACGTCAAATTTAGGGTTTTTTTGTATAATGCTATCTATGATTTGATAAGCGTACGGAAGCTTAGTCAAGAACGAGCCTAAAAGACCTGTGCTTGGAGCTACATTGTTACCGGTCATATCACCACCTGTACCGGGTATCGCGTTTGTATTTGTATAGGGTCTATGAATCACTTTTTATATTTATCCCACTACATCAAACAAATAAAGAGGTATATTAATTTTTACCAAGTATCAGTTGCAAAATCAATTCTCTTCCAGATGTTAGTTGAAGGAACCGGTCCCCATGTGAATGATGCTTGCCCTGGTATTACCAAGGCGGTATCAACAAATACAATATAGTAACCAGAATTAGAGCTATTTACCTGATTAATAATAGATGTACTACCATTGTAAGTAACTCGCCAGCCAACTTGGGGTAGTTGAAAATTACTATACACTAAATACCCGTTATTAACCCCATCAGCGGAGGTACCCTCAGCGATACCATGTACAACGTAGTGCTGTAAACCACCAAAATTTTCAATACAATAATATATATAATTTTCGTCAAAAGCTATATCTCCTTGGTTATCTCCCGCAACACCCGTGCTTTGGGCGGGTACACCGACAACTCTTAAAGGTCTTGCGCCGAACTTCACACTACCATTGCTTGGTAACATTACATTACCAACAACATCAAAAATGAAATCTTGATTATTACTCTTTATTCTAACATCAGGTGTTGCACCTGTACCAATTTTCACATGACCTAATTCTCCGCCTAATATTAGTTCAGCGTTAGAGTTATCCTGTTGACCGCCTGCTCGAATATGTATGTGGTTAGGAGCAGTAGGATCTATAACAACATACTGATCATATTCAGAGCGGGATTCATCAGGGTGTAGTTCGATAGTTGTGTACCCGTTACCGTCTCCTGAAGATAGCGGTTGAGTGTATATACTACTACTTTGAGGTTCGTAGTTAGCATTAACAAATCGAATTTGATTAGGTAACTCGAACTTACCATCTCCATTAAATGCAAAATATTTTTCAGATATATTACCACTATCGTAGTTTGTAATAAATTCAATTTTACTACCTCCATCCCATTTATTACGAAGTGAGAATAAGTCAGTAGATTCAATTCTAACGTCGTCTCCCGCTCTTAATGTAATATCTCTGTCAATTGATTCAATAACTATGTTTTCTTGATCTGTACTCAATGTTAAAGGATCTTGACCGTTAACGTAAATACCTTGATTAGAAACAATCCAAATTGTAATGTTGTTTATAGCAACAGTAAACTCCTCCGGGTAGTTAATTGTTGTGAAGGAAAGATTGTTATTATTAGAATCATACTGTACGCTAAATCTATTGATTTCCATTTGTGCCCCGAATTGATTAATTTCTATTTTTACCGATGGGTATCTAAGTTGCTTATTAAGTAAGAAATCTTTAAGGTTGTCTGATGGATTAGTTATTACAACAACACCTTCTCCTTCCCCGGGCGACCACTCAGCACTTGTAAAATCTGAACCCTGAGAATAAAATTGATTTCTCTCGACAGGTGAGAGACAAAGATTGATAGAGTTATTATCGGGGTTAATAACCACTCTTGTATCTGTGCTTTGATCGACTTCACCTGCACTTAAAGCTATAAAAGCTTTGGAATTAGCTGCGCTTAAAGTGCTTCTTATCGATGTAATTGTGTTAGAATCCGCTGTTGTAAGTTCAATAGGCATATTGTTATTTAATTATTATATGTTAAATTTTGACCACTGTACGTTATTTCTTCAGTAAGATATGTTATTGTGTTCTGTGACTGAGGTGTAGGTGTTGGGGTCGGTGTTTCTGTAGGTGTGGGTGTTGGAGTCTCCGTAGGTGTGGGCGTGGGTGTTGGAGTCTCCGTAGGTGTGGGCGTGGGTGTTGGTGTTTCTGTTGGTGTCTCCGTAGGTGTTGGAGTAGGAGTCGGTACTGGCGTCTCCGTGGGTGTTGGTGTAGGAGTGGGAGTAGGGGTTGGTAGAGAAAGGTTGAGTGTCTCTATGTTGGGTGACAGTAGCGGTGTACGGCTTTCTGTAATACCTGTAATAGCTGAACCTGTATTAAAATAAAAGAAAGTGAAAAGCTTATTTGTATCAGTAGTAAGTGTAACACTTGTTGTGACATTCACTTGAGAAGCAGACGATGATATTCGCGGGGTAGTACTAATAAGAAGCTTACAATCGTTAAAGCTTCCACTATTAAATTGGTTTTGAAAAGTAACACCAGAAATAGAATCAAGCAATAAAGTAAACGTATTAACTATATTTTCTACTTTAAAATAATATTGTTTGTTTACATCTACATCAAAGATTTGCCCGTCTGTGTTTATTAATACAGTTGTTGGAGCTGGTAGAGGTGCAAAAAACGGTCTTAAAGCTTCCACTAAATCAAGCAATCGAGTTCTAAACTCTGCAGACCCATCTTCTTTATAACCAACAAAAAAATCCCCAGTGAGTAATTGCACTCTACTATCAAAATCTGTAAACCTTTTGTCAGCCATATCTCTTATTTATACAGTTTTACTGTATATATTTCATGTAGTCACCAAGTATAGTTAATAAAGTATCCCCGCTAATAGTATCTATACCGTTTATTGAAATTACATCGAACGGTGGTACACGCTGTATAACTTTTACACCCGATGCGTATGGGGGTATATAAGGCTTATAGTTCTCCCAGTTGTATGTACCGGAAGGGTAAGGGTTAAAAGTATCAATAGGTGTATGCCTGATAAGAGAACCGTAACCTGCATCGTTCTGTACAAACACATCTATATAGCCTGGTCTTACTGCAGAAGGCATAACAAAACTCACTGTGTGATCGTCAATCTGTACGAAATCACTAGTTAGTAATTTAACACCTGTAAAAGAAGGGTATTTAGCGGATAGACTCGGATATGTCGCAAAAGGAGATTGTGTGCTAACAGTGTTAAAACATCTATCACTCGATAGATATATATTACGTACAGTATGGAAAGATTTACCGGTAATTGTAAAGTTACCAGTCGCTGATGTAGGTAATACCCAGCCTTCTATACGCGTTGGTTGCGGGCATGCAGATAATGTAAAACGCTCCGTTGTATGCCCTTCTTTTGATAGCTCGTCAATGGAGTATTTAGATGTTAGTATAGGTAACGTTGAAAAGTCAGCTTTAATAGTGAGTATTTCAGATTCAGGCTCGGATGGAAAAGCTTTAAAAATCCAGCCTTTAAGAGTAAAAGAAGTATCTGCTTGTACTCTCGCAACAACGGTGGAGGTGATATTATCAGGATACGTGAGGTTAACGTTACCAGACCATTCAACTTTAGTTCTTATCTCGTGATCAGGCATCTCAGGTATTCTCCAAGATATTACAAAGTAAGGATCACAATATGGCAAGAAATTGCTTATACATTGATCCATGTCTGATTGATACCTTGTTAAAAACGACAAATTAAGTGTAAGATCTATAGGTACTGGTTGAGGTAATTTACGTCTAGAGTGAGGCTCGTTAACGTAAAAACTCGAGCCTGCTATTTTATTGAACACTCTATTAACATCTCTTGTTATACCGCCTATAGAGACAGCTGCAACCGGTAGCTGTAAATTTTGAGCTTTATTGAGTAAGTCGTGCAGAACACGCTGCTTAGGAGCATACACAAACCTTACTCTAATTTGATCCCTAGAGCGTTTATGTACATTATAACGCTTAACAACTATGTCATCCATAGCTGAGATGAACATAGTTATTAATCTCTCGACTTCAAACTGAAACGAGTAGTTTCGCATTTAGTTACTTAAGCGAATACCCGAGGTACTTATAAATTAATCTTCTCTATCCCTGTATCCAGAGCTTGTTCGAGAACTATAAGGATTGAGTTCTTTTTCTACCTCAGATTGTGAATATCTCCAATCCGTATCTGTTACATCATCGTCTGATGTAATTGCATCTTCATCTTCAATATACGGCGAACCTTCACCTTGTTCAGTAGATGAGCCTGCTGTGGGTAGTATAGCTTTAATGTCTTTCAACTTATTAGCTTGTGTAAGCCCGACAGACTTAACAACATCAGACCATTCAATATCTTCTTGTGAAGGTAGTTTTTCCCAAGCTGTATAAAGTACTTCTTCTTCTTCAGGTGTCACTTCTTCGACAGGGAAATCGCTTGCTTTAAAAAACACAGAAGCTTCTTCTTCATCAGGTATTTCAATCTTTTCTCTTTCTGGTTTTTGTGGAGCAACAGGTACTTCTTCAGAATTTGCAGACACTGTATCCGCAACTTCATCCACCTCTTCTGGTGTAGGTTCAGATACTAAACCTGTACCTTTACTGCGTTCGTCGGAAATTATACCAGCGTCTTTCATTGCATTATAAACAACTCTAGCAGCATACTTAGCTTTAGTTGGATTAAGAGCAGAATATACAACTATTTTATCAGCAATAACGTCTGTTTGAAAAGATCTATAGGGTAGAGGGGAGTGCCCGTTTCTTGTTTGTAAATAATCTACAACAGAATCAATAACCCTAGCAGCTTGCTCTGGTGTTATTTTATAATTTGCAGTGTCAGTAAAAGAAATAGGTACACCTGCTCCAGCCCCTATGTTTATTCCAGGTGCTAGGTCTACCGGTACGTTTTCATTTAAACCTTTTAAAGTTTTTTCGTATAATGCTTCAAACGATGCTGTCATAAATTTATTTATGCTAATCGTGTTCTAAATTTAGATAGCTCTAGGTGAATCTGTAAATTTAATGTAATTAAACGCTATTTGTTTCTCATAACCCGGTAAAATGTTTTTTTCAATACATTGCGGGCATGGTTGATAAATAAATTTCAATTTATCTTTACCTGTATAACCTCTACCGTAACATTTTTTACAATTTCTTTTCGGCGCTTTTTCGAGAGGCATCTCACCTTCTTGTAAATTTTTCAATTCTTCTTCTTGTAACTCAAACACTGAGCCACTATACACATTAAAAATAGTTATCATAAATTTATTCTACTGTTGTTATTTCTAGAATACGATCGTAAAAATTGGATGTGTTTTGCACAGCATGCTCTCTGTACGATCTAAGTTTTTTTGCTATATCTGTATGTTTTTTAGAGAGAGTGTTAACCCTATAGTCAAAATATATAAGACCGTTTTCAGGGTAAAATTCTACAGCGAACGGAATAGGTATTTCGTAGTTTTCTATACTATTTTTACAGTTTAAAATAGTAAGATGAATATAATAATGTATTCGTTTAAAAAGTATTAGTTTACCAGACTTTACAATTTTTTTATTTAAATTGACTTGTATGTTTCTTTGTAAAACATGCTCTAGTACGCTCATACCTGGTATGTCATCTAAAAATGTTGAATCAGGTTGCATATTGTTAATTGTTCATAAATTGCGCCTTACTCACACTAGACATTGGCATAATTTTTTCTGAAAAATATTTCCAAAAATCGTCTCCAGGTGTTGATTTTATTACTGCTACTAAATCACAATCATTACAGTTTACAGCTCTAAAATTTTGATAAAATATATCCCAAACTATTAAAAGATTTTTACTAGCTGCGTTATATTTTAACTTACCGGTTGGTTTCGCGTAATTTAATACTTTTTGTCCTTCTGCAGATGTAAGTAGTAAAAAGTCGTTTGTGCAAAGCATTCTTCTTTGATTATTGTAACCGAGTTTAGCATTTCTTCTTAAGAAACGAATCTCCGCTACATGATTTTTTAGAATCAAAGCTAATGCAGATCGACTTACTCGCATGTAACTTAGATCTTTTTACTCTTCTTTAGGGGCTTAGATGCAGTTTTTGCTTTCGGTGCACAAACACCGAACAGTCTAGCTTCATTGATAAAAATAAGCTGTTTACCGTTTTTAACAAACGAACGAATACCTCTATCACCAGGAAATATAAAATGCGTACCAGCTTTTTTAAGATTTTTATTCTTCACGTTAGGTCCAGAAATTATTACTCTACCCACTCTCCATGCTTTTTGATCAGCTACTGCTTCAGGAATGTATATACCGTTACGCATAATTTCTTTACCGTTTTCTGAGAGATCAGCGTACTCTCCCATTATGATATCGTCTAAGACTTCTGTAATATCATAATCCTCTGGTAAAGCAGCGTTCGAGTACTGCTCGAGCTCTATAAGACCCCCGTTTTCGTTTGCTAATGTTTGTTGTTGATGATGCATATAATTTTACTTACTGTTGTTATTAAAATATTCAACTAAGCTTTTGTTTTGTATAACTTCTCTTGTAGAGAGTTCTAATGCTTGTGCGATTAAGGTGTTTTGTTTTTCTTCCTCGTTATCTGTTTTTTGCTTTTTCTTTTTTATGTAATTAAAGCGAGGTTGTTTTTTAGATTTAGGGTATAACGAAAGTAAGAGTTTGTAATGCTGCTCTTTATCGATACTGCCTAACGAATTAATTGTTTCGTTTAACGCAGGTGTACATTCTGCAACACCAAACGTCAACCACCTCGTAATCAAATACGGTATGTACTCGTCGAGTGGTAAGTCTTTTTCCTTTGTTACCGTTATCGATCGTAAATATTCAAAAAGCACGTTAAATGATTACTTTACTAACTGCAACATGTATATCATGTATCATACCATGAAACATATTGATAGACTCTTGCATGAAATTATCTGCTTGTTCTTTAGTTAAAGCAGTTGAATAAGCGAATTCCGGGGCTTTAGCACCAGCATTTATATTAATACCTGTATGAATAAGGACGGTGTTGTCTGTATGTGCTGCAATACTAACTGAAGCTTTTTTTGGAGAACCGTTTTCATCGATTATCATCATATCGTCTCCCTTCACGTAACCTTCTTTTTGTAAATATTTCGTACAAAGAAGAGAACCGAGCTGGGCGTTAAACAGACGCTGAAAGCAGACACCACCAAAAAGACTACAATCTGGTATTTCTATCAAAAAGTTTATAGCAGAATCAGAGTAGATATAATCTTTGTTAATAGAATCTTCAAGATCCACGAGGTTTACCGTAACCTCCATTGGAGCAATAAAAGCAATAATATTACCTTCTCTGCTTACTTCTTTTTTGAGAAATTTATACGCAAACCGTTCATGTAAAATAGAACCGTCGTAGTAGTTGCACCCTGATACTTCTTTTAGTGTTTCACGTGTTATAATCATAATTGTATTTTAGAATTGTTTTAGAAAATTGCTATACTCTTTTAAAAATAATTTCGAGCTTTCTGCCCAATCTTGGGTGAGCATTGAGTCTCCTAAACCATAATGTATAATATTGATAGGCATTACCCCTATAGAAACGTTTTCTTTTAAACATTCTATGCAAAATGCTATATCATAATGATGAAAATTAAACAAATTGTTAAACCGAGCTTTTGTGTGTAAAATCTTCTCCACATTTACTGCCATAAAAACACCATCAATTACACTTACACTCCCAAAAGTTTTTCCAAACACTGTTGTATGTATTATCTCATTATGTATATGTTTTACTTCTCCAAAATAACTTTCTCTTTCGGTCATCAAATGCCAAGCAGGTTGTGTGTCACTTTGTAATCTTTTAAAATTCTTAGCGCCAGCTAAGCCGGTTACAGTAAACGGGCTTTTGTTTAAATGTTCGTATATAAAAACCGTATCTAAAATCACATCATCATGTACGAAGAGCACAATACTATCTTTATACGCTTCGGTTAAAAACTGATTATATTTTTCAGATAAACCTTGCTTATTATCGTACCCGATGGTTGAAGCGATTTGCTCAGATGTATAGAGTTTTTTAATTTTTTTAAGAGATTTGCCAAGAGGTCGTTTTTCAAATTCACTTTGATTTTTCGCTCTCGTACAAGAAACTATATGTATCTTTTTCATAAAATAAAATACGGGTTATCATAATCAAAGTCTGAAATTTTCTGTAATTCAGAACCCGTGTATTTAAAAATTACCCCGTCTTTCTCAACGCATTCCCCGTCAGTAAATTGCACGGAGGAGAATGAATCTTTATCTTTAAAGAGAGATGAGCCAGCTTTGACAAGATAGAAATTATGTTCTGTATTATCAACAATCCAGCTTGTTAGTAAACCTGTATACTTTGAATACGTCTTTTCAATACTACCGTTATTAACATGTAAATGGTAAGGTATTATTGAACTATCTATTTCAAACTCTGCAGATTCTGGAAACGTTTTAAAATTGTTAATAATACCATTATGGGCAACATAATAAGTATCAAAATTAAACGGGTGAGTTTCTTCATATTGCCATTCTCCTTGTACAATATTTGTTGGAGCTCTAGAGTGTAACGCAACATATGTTATATCATCGTCCTCATTGAGTTCTTTTTCAATGTCTTGTTTAGTGAACGGTCTTTGTTGCTTGAGAACAACACAACTATCTCTCAGCATTATTAATGCTCCAGAGCTGTGATGGCCACGTTCCAGGCCGTTAACGTAAAGATCAAAAGCTTTATCTAAGCGAGGTGAACCGGAAATTGAACACATTATTACATTATAGGCTTACAATTATATTTCTTCCAGTCTATATGTACACTATATTTTAAAGGGTCAATATAACCAGCATCAACAAAACCTTTGATTCTAGCAGAACAACTTGGACACTCTCCACAGTTTTCTTCTTTACCACTGTAACATGTAAGAGTTTTTGATAAATCTGCCCCAAGCTCGATACCGTACTTAATAATTTCTTTTTTAGATTTTTCGATTAATGGAGCTTTTACCTGTATAGTGTTTAAACGGTTTAACGCTAACGTTTCATTGTAAATCTTTAAAAACGAGCTACAGGCATCCCAAAACCCCGATGTATCATCTGCTAACGCAGCTCCGTAATAAACGTCTTGAGAGCCAACAGACTCTGCATAACCTACTGCAATAGACAGCATAACCATGTTGCGGTTCGGTACATATGCTGCGTTTTGCGGGTGCCCTATCACCTCTTTCATCTTTGGTACATTGATATTAGAATTTGTGAGAGCGGAAGCGGAAGCAAGTTGCCCGTAAAAACCTAAATCGACAACTCGATGTTCTTTTATTTGTTGATCTTCTCCGACCCCGATGTCAGTAGTTATATCTACAGCTCTATTAATTTCTTCTCGATGCCTTTGATTGTAATCGTACGTTAAGCAATAGACTTGCTCATGATGTTGCAAGCAGTGATAGAGTACGACTGTCGAATCCATACCACCTGAGAAAACAACAACAGCTTTTTTATTCGTCATCGAGACAAATATAAATGAAAATCTTGTTTAATCAATCTTTATATTCGTCTTTTTCTAGCTCTTTTTTTAATCTTTTTATATTCTCTAAGAGTAATATCCAGCTTTAATGCTTCTTGTATATCACTCATTAATATGAAGACTTCAGCGTTACTTTCAAACTCTGAAAGGTTTTTGAGTAAATCTCTCAGCTCTTGTCGTTGCTCTTCTGTCATACATATTAATGACTATAAGCAAATCCATCATCGTCTTCCCCTTCATCGTTGTCTTCATTTCCATCATCTGTGTAGCCTTTTGAAGTCTCGATGTCCTTCCACTCTTGTTTGTCAAACTCTTCAAGTTCGTGTTTTACATCTCGAACAAGAGAGTCGATGAGAGCTTTAGCTTGGTTATTGTTTTGTAGTATTGTATGTAAAGCTTGTTTAAACTTGTTCACAGTGACACTCTTTTCAGTGTGTGAGACTGGTAACTGAAGTATTTTCTTGAAAACATCCGCTAGATATTCTTGATCTTCAGTGTCAACAAGCGTTTGTATTCTTCTCCATAAAGCTGGTCCAATCATTATATCGAAAGTCTCAGATTCGAGTTTATCAATATCTTTACGAGCTTGTAAATGAGCAGCATAGCTTTCTGCATCTTCAACATCAGCCGCAGAATTAGCGATAAGCTCTAAAGCAGCTTTTATAATTTCATGCACTAAAACTGGAAACACCGTACCTTGAGCTCTAACCACTGGTATACCATGATCGTCTTCATCAATTTCGTTGGCACCTAAAGGTTTAGCTTGACCTTCAATACCTTCAGGCATAACCCAGTAAAGAGTATCAACTATACTCATAAAGAGACTATATTGTTGAGAGATACCTGGTTTAATTTGTTCTAATTCTGTTTGCACCATGCGAAACACATCAAAGTAACTAACACTACCACCTTGTATCATCATGTTAGCGAATTTTCTCTTTAATTGCTCATCATCGAGATTTAAAATCGTATCAGCTATTTCAAGTTCAGCTTCTTCTTCAGATTCGGTTTCTTCTTCAGGAGCCTGTACATCAATAGTGGGTGGTCCAAGTTTTACATCAAAAATAATTTCATTTTCATCGTAAAGCTCTTTTAACTTTTTAAATTGCGGTAAATCTAATACAACTTGCACCGCCAATGCTTCTAAATAATCCTTATGCGCACTTTCAGCGCTCATGAAATCGTTGAGTAACTTCATTGAGCTATTTAAAACTGGATGAAGTTCTGCCTGAGTGTTAAATGTTTTACCTGTTAATCTTTCTAGTTTTTTAATAACTTCTTTATAGCGTTCAGAAGCGATATATTCAAGATATCTTTGTTCATCAGAAGTTAAAGTAGGTAAAATTTTTTCAATAGACTCTTCACCACCCTCGATACGTCTAAGCTTATCTTTGCTAATAAAATTACGAACATCGTCAAACGACATTCCTTCGTTTATTGTATTCATTATTATTTATTATACTTGTCAAAAGTAGAGTTTAAACGATTTAAACGTTTTTTGAAGAAATCAACCATTTTATCCCCTTTATCAACTGCAGCTTTCGGCTTTGGTTTTGTAAAAGGGTTATGACCAGGGCGTTTAAATGGGTTAGGTTTTGTGCGAGGCTGACTAGGCGCTGTTGGTGTTATTGGTTTAACAGGTGTGATTGTGCTTGCCTCATCTATGCCTTGGCGTATATTCTCTAAGAGTTGATCGAACTTATTCATATGATATATTATTTATACGGAATATCGTTTTTTTGTTCTTGCGAGTTCCATAAGCCCTATCTATTATGATTGCATGAACATTATATCCAATACCACAAGTGGTTTTACCGCCTTATCTGATATTAAAATACCTGAAACATACTTTCGACGTTTTAAGACTGGTAATGAGCAAATCGACGAGATATACGGCAAAGATGGGTTTGTACCAGGTGCAAC